CGTTATTCTGCGGGCCCTTGAGTGAAGCCGAGTATTCCTCGTGAATGTAACCAAGGGTAGTACTAAGTGGTGCTGACTGAACAGCATAAATCCACATACCCTGAACACTACGATCAATGCCAGCAACAGTGGCCTGTGTAGTAGTGTCAGTGCTGAACATCTTACGCCGAGGCGGGATGCCAGCATTAGAGCATGTGAGTTGTTGCCAAATAGGGGTACTCCAACACTTGTTAGTGGTTTGGGCGAGCCCAAGCAATTGTGCGTTGGTGTATGGCGTGAGTCCATCAGCGCCATACACACGTCCAATAATCTCGGGATTGTCAACCCATGCCACAAAAAGTGTTCCAGGAGTAGTGGTGCCAACCGCCGGCGTATAGATAAACGTCGACGAATTGACCAAATACTCCTGGTGGTTGGCTGCAATGGCAACACCAGGGTCTGAACCACGCCCAACACTTTGGGACGGTTGAACCACCACGATGCCGGCAACCTGAACTGACGCACCATTGGCGACAGTCTGATTAAGGTAACGCGAGCGAAAAGTGGTAGTCAGACCCCCGGTGGTGGCACGCAGCCTATTCCGGGGAACACGCGGTCTGCGCATCAAGGTCTGGTTGTTGGATTTGTTCGATTTAGGAGACATAAGGGATTGGAAACACTGATCTTTGGTACGTCGGCAATGTTTACCAGGGGGGCATCTGAACACCATTCAATGCCTGGCCAGGACTGTTCACACTCGATCTGCAGGTCAGGAGTGATGCCAAAAGCAAGCCAAAAAGAATATCTGGCCTGATCATCAATCCGCGCATCCCGCACGCCTCGCGCCATGAACCCTAAACCACTGTCATAAATGGCTTCAGTCCCCCCCCCTGAACGATCACCAACTTTGATGGAACGGTAAAAAGACTCCCACACCGGTACGCCCCGGGTTAATTCAAGGCCACAAGTCCCAATCGCATCCCGCCATGTGTTAAACTGCTCCTCGGTTCCCCAAGGAAGCAGTGAAACACAATCCTTCGACATTGCTGTCCAAGGATTGCGGACCATGCGATACCGGCCGCCGATGAGCACTGGTTGTGCCTGGCAGAACTCGATGCGCTCGAATACATCAACAACTGGCTCCCGGGTGAGTTTAAAACCCAGCCCAGTAAACCAGTCGTCAATGCCGTCCATCAATGACAATTCGCTACGCGGCAAAATCACCACGCAATCATCGCCATTGTTGGCCAATCGACCGCTGCAACCAACGTGGTCTAAATAAGCTAGAACCATACACGACATAAGGAGGCAATTGCCCATGCCGGTGTTTATATCACCAGACATGCGACAACCTTCGACAACATACCGAAGGCAAGCCGCCCCAACCCTACCAAATCCATGGTTTTCCAACTGCCAAACAAGTAACCGACGTAACTCCTTCGAACGGAAAACACTATTATACACACTATGCTCGAACTCAAGCGCCTGCCGAGAGACATGTTGGTCGAATCGGCTGGCGTCGAGTCCTATCGCAATAGGAGTAACAAATGCATCCCAGTTAGATCGAAGCTGAGCGGCTACCTGGTCAGCGTTGAGCCCTTTGAGGATAACATTATATCCCCGCAATCGAGCAAACCCATGAACCAGTTCCCCCTCAAACAACTTCAGGTAGCGACCCACCTCTAAGTTGTATCGGGGGGACCTCGGCTGGATCACACGCGGTGCCGGATCCCCTTTGGCTGAGAAATTAACTTTCTCAGCCTTGATAAACGTCGAAACGTAAGCGTCTTTCCGACAAATAGGCCTCCGCAAAAGCCCGTCGTAGGCACGCTGATATATCACCCGCTTGCGACCGTTGTATAGATCGGCATAACCGATTCTAGAGACAACGGTGGTCGGACACAGGTGAGCTAACAGTTGCAACCGAATTGCTGCCAAACGCTCAAATCCAACGGCATCAGGTTTCCTAGGGGGACGCAGAATGCCCCCATCCGGAACGTACAAAACACGCTCCGTGACGCCACGCATTAAATTCGACAAAGAGGCATTGTGCACACCATATACAGCTCCAGAGCCATACTGTAACAGCGTGCGCACAACCCGTTGTTTCTCCCAACCGACTTCGCCAACGACGTCGAACCCGGAAACCAAGCCCCAATGGACACTAGTTTCCACGCCGTGCGAGTAAGCTGGGCCCCCTCAGATAGCACCACCAGTGCGCTGGTACCGACGGTACGCAGCGCTCTGGCGCATCATGCGCAACTGTTCATCGCGCGACGATCTGAGGAAATACGCCTCAACAGCAGTGGGGAACTGGTAGCTAATGTGTGACGGCCGCATGCCATGATTTTTCATGTACTTGCGAACCACTTCACTGGCTACCATACGATTTGCGGTGGTGTCGTTGAGCAAGCCCAACTCCGTCCGCATGTGGGCCACAGCGAGGCGAATAATGCGCCCACTGTGTGATTTGTCGAGGGGTGTGTGATCCTCATCTTCACACTCAACAAAATCAAGAGTCTCCGTGCGAAGCCTTTCAACCTCGGCTGACCAGAAATCTCTGCCGCCCCATAGCTTCCAACACACCCACAGCACAACTACTGCGGTGGTTAACGCCGCCAAAAGCGTGGTATCTGGCAATAAAATGTCTCGGTATAGCGCTGAATTCATTTATGCCAACTACCTGGTCTACCTACGGATAAAC